CCGGTTTCTGTTACTGCAAGAGCACAACCCCATTCATAAGTAGGCTGGTTGATAAGAGTAAAACTTCTGTTGAGTACAAAACCCAATAGAAACATAACATCTCTTCCAACGAACCTTTAAGTTCTCATGAATTCCCCTACCCGGGAAGGGTTTGTACTCAACTCACAAATCACGTGCATACATAGCTTGATTGAAATTTCCATTAGCATCATATGGTATATCACCAAATTCGTGTCTCCTCATAAAGGTTAACCCGAATTGATGGTCCATAACTGGTACTTCGTCAATTTCAGCTTGTAGCTCGTCATCTGTAAGTTCGACCGCACCGCAACGGTCTTTAATTCGTCTATGCCATTTTCTGACACTTCTCTTCAATTTTATATCTTCTACAGGTAAGTGTTTACCTTGATATTTACAATGATGTGGCGTTAATAATACACCAACAACTTGAAAATTATCTAAGATCTCACTTTTAGTTTTTCTAAAGATATCAATTGATTTTGATAGTTGCACGACTCCTTTACTTAATCCTTTGGTAACGATTTCTACTATTATATAAACAAAACCATATTTTTCACTATTACAGCGATATATAAGGTCTGGTTTACAACGTTTTAAATCTACTTCGTAACCAATCAAATCAAAATTTGAAGGAGCAGTGTCTATAACAGTTCGAAAACCTTGTCCAAAAGATTTCGATAAGTCACTAGACGACAACGGAACAACATCATCTTGTTTTAATAATGGAGGTAATATGTTCTTAGGTAAAGACACACCTTCATCACCCCACCTACTCTTACTTTGAAAAAGAGGAGAAAGGGTATAATCAGATTGATTTTCCGTTGGAATTTTTGTTATAGAATTAATACTATTATCAGTACTATATTCATAAACAGAGCAATTTTCTAACTCATATAATGTTTTTGCAATTTCTAAAATCTTACCATGGGAAGGAATGCCACCACAGACCCTATAATCTGAGGTATGAACCTTCTTACTATAAAGTTTATGGTACTGACAATCATAAATAGCATCCTGGAAAACAAGAACCTCTTCTAACGGAGGCATTGATATACAAGAATACCATTTCCAATCAATATTATTTTTAAGAAATTGCACTTGGTTTTTAGTTTCTGTTGACAACTCTTCATATTCAACACCACTTTGTGACATTAAAATTTCAGAATCATCTGAAGAAACTATGCTGTTTTGACAGACAGCCATCTGTTTGTTCTCGACACAAAACTTTCTTCCTAATCTATGATACCATGGTAGCTGAGCTTCCATATGAGCATCTAGTGGAATTTTAGTAAATAACATAGGCAATATCATATCAGAATAAAAAGATTGGAAAAGAGTCTTAGACTCTACAATATCCAATAATCCATTAGTTTCTGCTACAAAATCACTTTGTTTTTCTAAATGTCGTTGAAAATCTGTTGTTATTTCTTTTAATAAATCTTTTCTTGAAATTTCTGGAGATAATTCTGAAGCTGATATATCCACACCAATATTGTCGTATACCCGTACATCGGATTTTTCGGCTTTATGAAATGTGTGAAGTCTAGCTTTCTCATAACCATCCTCAAGTTTGATATACTTCTGTATACGTCTATAGATTGCCCCAGAGGCAGCCATAAATGAAGATACAC